GATATTGCCGAATCCGGTGTTGATCGAGCCAGCGTTTAGGACTCCAACAGTCGTCACAGAGGTAGTTACGACGCCCGACGCCAGGGACGACCCCGACAACGCACTCGCGGCGACTGTCCCGCCCCCATATGGTTGTACGCTGTGTCCTGAAACCATCTAATGTACCGTCCTTACCCAGGTGATCTGCATAGTGTCGGTGCCACTTGCCAGGATGGCCTCAATCGCGCCCACCCTGCTGCGGTCAAAGCTGAAGCCATATTCCTGGCCGGCACGGTAGTAACCCCGGTTGGTGTCGTTGTTGAGGGTCCATATCTCTGTGATCTCAGTGTCGGAATCCAGAGCCTCGTCCCAGGACAGACGCATCCAGAATCCCACCGTTCCGCCAATGCCGCTGGTTGAATTCTTCTCATCTGCGATGCCATGCGGACCCACTAACTGCGCTGACTTCCAATCGGTCTTAGCCGACCAGGTAACCGCTCCTGTCTGCGCCAGGCCAACACCACCAGAAGCAGTACCGTCCGTAACGCTCAGGTTGGCCCATGTGTCATCGTTCTTGCGGTACGATCCCGCTAGAGTGGTATTAGCAGTGGAGTTGGCAGAACCGATCACAATGCGTATACCTGCGATCGGCTCGTACAAGCAGATATACAGGAAGTCCGAGGTGGTAGAGGAATCTAACGTGGTGCCGGTTCCGGTTCCCGTGGACCTATCGGTGAGGTCCGTTATGAGGTTCACGCTACTCGACGTGTTGACGTACTCCGATCCAGTCGCAGCGGATTCATCAAAGAACACGGCATCAAGGATGCGTGTGTTGATATGGAGTCGGAAGTCCGTCGCGGGATTGTAGACAATCGCCTGATGGTAGTCAGGAGGGATGCCCAGACTGGCAACTGTCGTTGATAGAGCAAGGGTCTCACCCTGGTTACGAGTGGCCCCTACGGGATATGCTGAACCTGCCATTGTTTCGCTCCTAGATCAATCGTTCGTTTGGGGAGCTAGCGATTAGCTATTATTCGTCAGTGTAGCTCCGTTTTAGTATGCAGGCTGGTTCATGCCCCAGCGGTTCAACTTCAATATCTTTGATGTAGTGTTCCTGGTCTGACTGAAAGCCCACGGCGTGATACCGCTGCCGCCCTCGATACCGTTCCCGTGTTCCGCTACGACCTCTCCGTTGATGTAAGCGACAAGGTTGTCGCCTTGAACCCTGACAGCAAGCCTATACGTCGTAGAGGCTACACATGTCGTGATACCTTCCGTAGCAGTGATCGTCCCCGCCTTGGCCGAATGAAACGCGATACTGGTGTCATCGTCAGTATCAAAGACAAAGACACCGTAATCGGCAGCGGTGGCACTTGGCGTCGCCTTCACGTTCACAGCCCCGGCATCTTGGTCGTTGTCAGTGACGCCACACTCCCACTTCCACTCTGTGATGGTTCCGGGAGTGGTGATGATAGCCTGCATGAGCACGCCACGGTCCCCGGTCCAATTCATCCCAACACCCTGCCCGGCATAGCCGTTCTCAGTGGTGCCGGATACGAGTTGTAAGAATCCATTGGCGCTATGTTCTGTGAGAGTGACAGCCGCACTCCCACTTCCAGTGATTTTTTCGCCAGGATACCTTGCGTCAAGGCCATCACCAAAGAACCCATCGGTCCAATCATCGTGATCGAACGAGTTCGAGATGTGTAGGTCTGATTCTCTCTTGTACCCCAGTTTGTCTACGAGACCATCTGTGGGATATCCAATTCTAGGTGCCATTTATAACTCCTACTCCGTCAGCCGCATACCGGTCTCTTCCAAAGCCGCCACGGCGGCATCTGGCACATCCATCATGTGCTCTACCGGTCTACGGCTTACCCAATACCCAATGTGGTAACGGTGACGATCTGGTTCGTGTGGGGCCCATTTGCGACAACCCTGATCCGCAACGCCCAATACCGGCTTTATACACCGATACGGGCCTTGCACCTCGTGAATAACAAACCCGAGTGATTCCAGGGTCTCGCCACCTTTGTTGCGATACTTTGGAGCCGTGAACTCGATACGGTCTTCTGTCACGCTGTCCGGCACGGTGTACGGGATATGTTCCCAATACCCACCTTGCTCCAGACTGCGATCTACGATTCCGTCTTTCATCTACTTTCCCGCGATCTCACGACCGAAGGCGCTCTTGACCATGATGAACCCGTAGATGTTGTAGCCAACCACCTGGTTGATAAGGCCGTCCTCGATGTTGAGGTCGTTTACCACGGTGAGAGACTTCTGCTCCGCAAAGGCGATAGCCTCCGTATGGAACAGCGCATTCTTTTTACCGCTAGTGCCGGATTCTAGGTTGTTGCTCTCGTATATCTCGTAGGTGAACGCCCTACCCAGGAAACCACGGCCCTTGGAAGAGTCGAGGTTCCCGATGGTCGCACCATAGAGACTGTTCCGCAGAGACTCGATCTTTAGCAACGACGCCCTGGATGCAGGACTGACGACGAGGTAACGATCTGCCAACGGAGCGTTCTGGTCTCCCAGATTCGTCTCAGCGGTAAAGAGGGTGTCCTCGGTAATATCTACGTTGTCCGTACCGATAGCGGTGAACGCATCAAGACCGTTCGTATTGTCACTGGCAAGCTCGTTGTCTATCTTCAGTGCGACGGCCTGACCGATACCTTCGTCAAGATGCTGCATGTACTCGGTGAAGGTCTGGGTCTCCATTTCAACCGGCATCGCATAGCCAAAGTAGGCCATCTGGTTAACGACCAACTGTACCTGACCTTCTGTGGTTGCAGTAAGAGTCAGAGAAGCCGCCGTACCAAAGGTGCTACGCTTTGAAGCCCCCGTGTTCTGCGAGAACTTGGGGATATTGACCGTATCACCCTGATGGACTCCTATCTCTGGTTCCCATCTTCTATCCATCAGATTCGGCAGCACCACGTTAGAACGATACGTGATCGTCGCCAGTGCTGACCACTGCTCTTGCAGCCACTTATCCATTGTGGTTGCGGTCATATTCGCCATTGTTATGCCTCCAAACTATGCGCCCGGTGGTTTGCCCTTCTTGATCTGCTCAATGAGTTCTTTCTTATGGGCATCTATGTCCGCCACCGAGACCAATTTTCTGGTGTTCACGTCAGTTAGTTGATCGAAACTCCGCGTTCCGGCAGTTGATGCCGACGGTCCCGTGTTTACGTCGTTCACCTCGTACTCTTCCTCAAACTTCTCACGGGCTGTCTTCAGCTCGTCATCCTTCGCCGCCAGATCAGAATTGAACTTCGCCTCCCTTGCGGCCTCCAAGATATCTCGGAACCCATCAAGGGACTGCGGACCCGACGATGAATTCTGCCGTGCTACCTCAGCCTGCCACGCCGTTACAGCCTCCTCGTTGTCCATAAACGCCTCCATACGCCGGGAGAGCCCTTTATACCGAGACAGCTGCAACTGCGATTCCCTTTCTGACCGAAGCTCTGTCTTCGTAGACGCCAGTGCTCCAGCCATATCTTCAGTATTGCCCGACGCGGCAGTTTCAAACCCCTTGACCAGAAGTGCCGGTACACTTTCAATCTCTACTCGGAGGTCATCGAGGTCATCTTTAATCTGTCGCATTGAGGTTGCTTCCGACTGTACCTTCGAGAACCGTTGGTCTTGAGACTTCCTCTGCCCCTGAAGTTTCTCGTTCTCTGCCTTCAGAGCAGCAATCTGGTCCTCAAAACTCGACGCTTCAGCGGGTGCCTGCGCTGACGTATCCGAGGAGTCCGGTACTCCCGGATTTACCAATGGCAGGGGTGTCACTGATTGTGCCTGGTCCCGTTCGGTAGTCATCATCAACCTCCTATGGGGTGTCCCTCAATGAGGGGTGTGCCATAACTTCGGGCAAAGAAAAAGAGTCGCCCTATTACAAGGCGACTCTGCGCTCATCGACTTCTATTTAGTTGTCAGAAGCCTAAAGTGGGATTTGCACCTACTCCTCTGGATATGAGCCAGGTAAGATACTGCTTTTCCACTCCGCACCTATCTGTATATCACAGTGCCCAAAGCCTTGTCAATCAGTACGGGTGCGAGGGCTTCTGCCTGAATGGTCTCTCCGTCTCTCATAACAATGGTGACGAACCAGCCGCACCGGGGGCATCTGTTTTTGTACGTGCCTTCAAGATCATCGCCCATTTTCTTGCGGCACTGCGGACGCGGGCAGCGCAGTGACCCCATTACGGTGTTGATCCTTGACGCTGTAGTTCGCGGCCTACTGCCTTGTTCTGCACTTCTTTCTGAACATCGGGGTGCGTTGGGTTGGGACGATACCCCCACTTCAGTAGCAAGCGATCCACTTCAGGGTTCGCATCTAGCAAGAACGCCTGACGTAACGAGAACTTACCGCCTGGCCCCCACCCTCTTGGTGAGTCAAGGGCATCCATCGCTTTCTTCAATGGGGCCATACGGTCTGTCGCCAGGAAGAATCGTCTCTGACTGGGCGGCTCAGCAAGATACTGATTGTACAGATCACGCAGACCTAGTCCGTCGATCATCCTGTTCGTCAGATCGAAGTAGCCAGAGGCATTGATCGTTTCCCGTGCCTCTCGCAACTGCCGAATGAGTTCGGGTTCGATCCCGCGTAAATTGCTCTGCACGGTGGCTATCGTACTCACACCCCATTCAGCCTCTAACGCTTCGATACGCCGGTCTCGCTCCGCGAAGTCGTAAAACCCTGTAACCGAATCTTCCAAGGTGTCATCGAAGATGGCGTCGATGTATGCCTGCTGGGCCTTCCCCTCCTGGCTGGTGGGCGGGTCAAGCTCGTCCAGGAAGGTAAGCGCCTCTACATTCTTGTCCTCTTCTCGCAGATTCGACAGGTCTTGGGCCTTCTCGCGTTGCAGGTCTCCTATTCTCTCTCTCACCTGCTTGCCGAAGATCGGGTCTTCTGGCTTAAGACGGCCTATAGTACCTTCCAGGGAACGTCCAAACTGACCAGATAGGAGGTTGATGTCCTTGTTGAATTCCTCATCTCGCGCTGCCACATCGTCGTAGTACGCCTGCAACTCACTGCCGCGGCCCCGGCGACTATCGAACACGGCCTCATTGGCATTCTTGTACCTAGGATCCTGCCGGATGTCCTTGACCACAGAGGGGTCTTGCTCGTACAACTTCCCTGAGAGACCCCGTTCTTCCAATATCTGCTCTGAGACAGCGTTCCTCTCCTCCGTTGGCGTTATCGGTGTGCCCTTGACACCAAAAGCCCCCGTGAATAGCGAACCCGTACCACGGATCAACTGCTCCGCATCCGGCTCAAACACGGCCTGCCCACCCACATCCGCAGATGGCGTATCGGGCTCGGCGGGAACCTGCGGTGCCTGATCGCTAAGTAACGCGGGCAGTACCCGATCCGTATTCAGGCCAACGCCCTCAGTAATCT